GTCACTGATTTTTGCGGACACTGTTGAGGCATACCCTTATGCCACTTCGGCAGGCGAACAGATTGTACAGGCTGACTTTGATGCCCGTGTAGATGTGATGCCGGTCTCTGACCCGAACATCTTCTCTATGGCACAGCGTTTGAGCTTGGCACAGACTCAGCTTCAAATGGCGCAAAGCAATCCGGAGATTCATAATCTTCAGGAAGCTTACCGCCGTATGTATGAGGCTTTGGAAGTCAAAAACATCGAAGCACTGTTGCCAGCACCAGCGCAACCGCAACCAATCGACCCAGCCATGGAGCAGGCATTGGTGTTGAACGCGAAACCTATCCAAGCATTTCCTGGTCAGAACCACATGGCTCACATCCAGGCGCACATCGTGTTTATGCAGTCACCCATGGTACAAGGCGCACCCCAGTTCCTTGGTCCGCTGTTAGCGAACATTCAGCAGCGTATCGGTTACATGGCACGTGAGCAGGTAGCCGAGCAGGTTGCACAGCTTGGACAGATGCTGCCGCCCGAAGCAATGGAAGCAATGGTCGCTGCACGTGTTGCAGAATTGACACAACAGATTATTCCTTCACTGGCACCGCAACAGCAACAGGATCCTCTGGTTGGTATTCGCCAAGCCGAGCTTCAGTTGGCCGCGGCTGACCAGCAACGCAAGCAGGCGAAAGACCAAGTGGACGCAATGCTGGAGCAGGCAAGGCTTCAGCAGCAGAACCAGCAGGCTTATGATCGCATGGACTTGACCAAGGACATTGCTGAAGAACGCTCGGAGGTAAACCGAGAGCGTATCGAAACCCAAGAAGACATCGCAGTTTTGAGAGAAATGAACAAGAGACGACAATGAGTCTCTTCACATCCTAGCACGGAGAAGCTACAATGACCTTTCTAACTATTAAACTACTATCTGAACATGAAGGAGTTGGAAAGGGAATGTCTGACAAAGGTATGCCTATCTCTAAATGGGCTGGTCGCTGGGACGAGTTCTTCAAGTCACAACACAATCAACGCCCTGTATTGGCACAGCCTCCTGTGAAGAAGGTTGACGACAAAGCTGCGATTACCATTTAGGAACACAAAAGTATGAACCCTCAACAATTAAACGAATGGCGTATCATCCCACGGTTGCTAATGTTAGCAATGCTCGTAATGACGTATCGAGTTGTTGAGTGGTTCATGACTCTTGACACACCCACCCTTGAACAGGCAGGATTGGTTTCAGTTATGACTGGCGCGTTGACCGGCGCGTTTGGATTATTCTTAGGTAGCGGAAAGAAAGAGTAATGTTAAGTGTTATTGGGTCCCTTCTGGGATTTGCTGGTTCGGCGGTTCCGGCAGTTACTGATCATTTCAAAGCTAAACAAGAACAGAAGTTCGAATTAGCTAAAATGTCTAAAATGGCTGAATTACGTGCGGCTGGTTTCGACCAAGAATACCGTATGTATGAGACTAAAGCAGACGACAGCGAACATGCTCGTCTGGTTGAACATGATATTTCAATAAATAAAGGCACCGGGTTCATATCCGGATTGCAGCGCAGTGTAAGACCTGTTATAACCTACGTATTCTTCGGGCTGTTCTGCCTGATAGAATTAACTCTCTTACAACAAGCCCTGGAAACAGGTGCTAACTTTGCGGATGCGATCAATGTTCTTTGGGATGAAGACACCAAGGCAATTTTTGCTGCTATTATTAGTTTCTGGTTTGGCTCTCGTGCTATCGACAAACGGCGGGGCTCTACGAATTAATGGCATCGAAATCAAAAACTACCGACACCAAGCGGGAACCTATCAAGAAACGTACGTCCATTGGTAACTCAACACGTTCTAAGAATAAAAACAAACGAGCTACTAGGAAGAAGTACCGAGGTCAGGGCCGCCCGTGATTTTTTCGCGCAAGAAAAAATCGGAGTTGGTTTTTAGGACCAACTTCGAGGTTACCCCTGAGATTGCTCCGAGGTATCTTTCTCAATTGAAGCCTTCTTGGTTTTCTAATATGCCAAACGATAGCACAGACGCGAAAACGATTAAACGGTGTCCGGGCTTTGCCCTGTTTTTTCAGAGATCAATTTTAGTGCCTTCTTGGACAGACGTTGCTGTTAAGTATCATGAGGACGGCAGCTTTTTAGCGCGAGTTCCAAATCCTTGGCCGGAAGATGGCGATGGTATTACAAGTCACACTAGACAGCAGTATCCCGGAGCTTTTGAACAATACGATAATATTAAACTCACAGACTACTGGACGCTAGAGGGGACAAAAGGTTTAGACATCATGGTTGTTCCAGTCATGCCGCCGAACCCAGAATGGGAAGCGGCGACGGGCGCATGGGAACCTCATGCCGACAAACACCATGTCTTTAACGTTAATCTTTGGCTTAAAAGACCGCCCTTGGGCCAAGTGTGGGAGTACACTATTAAACGAGGCGACCCGCTTTGTTACATTGTACCACTGACTGAGACACTGCCTAAGGTAACAGCTAAAGTAGAAAGTGACCCAAATTACTGGAGGCGGATTGGTTTTGTGGGTGAGTTTGACGTAACCGCCGAGTACTTAAAAAAGAAGACAAAGCTAAAACGCTAGGGTATACTGAACCAAATCACAGGAGACGATGATGGGTAAAGAGCTTACCGAGAAGCAGAAAAAAATCGACATGAACAATGACGGTGTCATTGACGAAAAAGATTTTAGGTTAATCAATGCCGACAGAACTGGCGGCGACACCATGAAACTTAAAAAAGCTGACGGTGGCGAAGTTAAAGGCTACATGGGCGGCGGCATGGTCAAAGGCTACGAAGAAGGTGGCCTTGCTAAAGGTAAGAAGTGTCCGCATCGCGGCACTGTTAGAGGCACCGGTGCAGCCATTGGCGGCGCAAAGTTTACGGGAGTGAAGTAATGGAAACGATTATTGCTTGGATCACAGGTATCGTCGCAGCAGCCTCGGCTATTGCAAACGTGACACCGTCAATGCGCGACAACGAGATTCTCGCCAAGATTGACGACTTCGTGCAAAAGCTTGCACTGAATCTTAAAAAATAATGATGGAAATCAAAATCATCATCGGTGGTACTCCTGTACAATCGACGGGTGATGAAGGCTGTCCTATTGAAACTAAGGACGAAGCCAAGAACGAAGAAAACAAACTCCGAGCGACTGAGGAGTATAACTACGGTCTACCTACAGATCCAGAGGCCATTTGTGGCACCTGTTCTGCCTATAACATGTCCAGTCGCATTCTCGACTGCTTGGGTACCGACTCCGATAACGTCGGTTTTTGTGAAACGCACCGCTTTGTGTGCGAAGCCGAAAAGACATGTGACTCATGGGTAGCAGGTGGTCCGTTGACGGACGAGAGCTTTGCTAGTCATGGGGATGTTCTTTGAGAATATTAGAGTTTCTTTCCAAATATAAACGTAACCTAGAACAGCGCATCGATGATATATCGGTGGCGGTTACTAGCGGCTCTGTTTCAAACCTGGAACAGTACCGATCAATGGTGGGCGAGATCCAGGGTCTTTCGTTTGCTGTTGAAGAGATATCGACTCTGCTTAGAAAATATGATGAGGAAGACAATGAGTAGCGGACTAATTTTACCTGACTATGTGAAAGTGCAAGAAGAAGCGGCACAACGCGCTTCTGAAGAAGATGCGATGGAACGTATACCCCAGCCGACAGGGTGGCGTATATTAGTTATGCCCTACAAGGGGCGCGAAAAAACTCATGGGGGTGTCTATATTCCCGATGACACTAAAGACCGAGAAGCGTTGGCAACAGTCGTTGCTTACGTGGTTAAGGTTGGACCACTGGCTTACAAAGACCCCGACAAGTTTGGCGAACAGGGTGAGCCGTGGTGCAAAGAAGGCGACTGGATTTGTATCGGCCGATACGCTGGTTCGCGCTTCAAATTAGACGGCGGGGAGGTTCGCATTATCAATGATGACGAAGTTATCGCCACTATCATGAACCCTGAAGACGTAGTGCTATAGGAGACTAAAATGCAAGAAGATCAGGAAGAGCACATCATCGAAATCGAGGACGAAAGCACGTCTGAAGAGGTTGATGCTGTAGAGGAACAGGAGCCGGAAGATGAAGTTTCGTCCGAGCAACCGCAGGAATCTGTTGAGGAAGAAGCGTCAGCCCAGCCTCAAGAAGCTTCTGCTGAACCGGAGAAGAGCGAGGAGGAGCTTGCTGAGTACTCAGAAAGTGTTCAACGCCGAATCCGGAAGCTGACAGCTAAGTTTCGTGAAGAAGAGCGACAGCGTGAGGCTGCTCTGCAATATGCAGAAGCGGTTAAAAAGCAGAACGAAGATTTGCAGGGACAGCTTCGTAATCGTGAAGCGTCTTACGTTGATGAACTAGGTGGTCGTCTAGATCGTGACCTAGATGCGGCAAAGACAAAACTTAAGGCAGCTATCGAAGCCGATGATGCTGACGGTATCTTTGAAGCGCAGCAAATGGTGAGCCGCATCACTATTGATCAAGACAAACACGCTGATGCCAAGCTTCGTGTGGAGCGTGAGCCGGAGGAGTATCAAGCTCCCCAGGTCCCGCAGCAGGCTCCACAGCAAGCTGCACCAGAACCAGATCCCAAGGCGCAAGCCTGGGCAGAGCGTAACGATTGGTTCGGCAATGACGATACCATGACCTACGCTGCATTCGGTATTCACCGGAGGCTTGTGGAAGAAGAAGGATTTGACCCAACCTCTGATGAGTATTATACTGAGCTCGACAAACGTATCAAAGGTGATTTCCCACAGAGGTTTGGACAACCTGTTCAGCCGACGAAGGAAGAACCCAAGAAAGCCGCTAAACCCAGAGTCGCCTCTGCTGAGTCCACGGCATCACGTTCGTCAACCAAGGGGCGCAGAACAGTCAAGCTTTCGCAATCTCAGGTTGCAATCGCCAAGAAACTTGGTGTTCCGCTCGAAGAGTATGCAAAGTTTGTTAAGGAGTAAAAACAAATGACTGATTCTAAAAAACGTACACCGCGTGAAACGCAGACACGAGAAAAAGCTGCGCGTCGGAAGCCTTGGGCTCCGCCCAGCACGTTAGATGCACCGCCTGCACCACATGGTTACCTTCATCGTTGGGTTCGCACTGCGATCCGTGGTGATGAGGACCAGAACAACGTTTACTCTCGCATGAGAGAAGGTTGGGAACCGGTACGAGCGGACGAGTATCCTGGAACTGAGTTCCCGGTTATCTCAGACGGAAAACATGCTGGGGTTATTGGAAGTGGCGGCTTAATGCTTTGCCGCATTCCACAAGAGACGGTAGAAGAACGAACTGAATATTATCGGGACCAGACCCGCAATCAAATGAAGGCCGTCGATGAAAACCTGATGAGGGAGTCTCATCCCTCAATGCCTATCACTCAAGATAGGCAAAGTCGTGTAACTTTTGGTGGCGAAAAAGAGTAACCACCAAGTAACTATGGAGAAAGACAATGGCTAATTCCAATGTCAAATTCGGCCTCAAGCCGATCGGTGTAGTAGGCGGCGTAGCCGGTACTACAGGCGCAACTCCGTATTTCATTAAGTCAGACGCGTCTGCAATGTTTCAGGGTTCACCGGTTATTGCTACTAACGATGGCACCATTGCCATCACTGGTTCTGCTACTGGTGACACTTACAAGCATTTGGGCGTTTTTGCTGGCTGCGAATACGTAGATGCAACTTCTGGCGAGAAGAAGTTCTCAAACTACTGGCCTGGTTCAGGTTCAGCAAGTACAGACTTCGATATCGTCGGTTTCGTGTATGACAATCCGTTCCAACGTTTTGTTATCTGCACAGATGCAACGTTCACTAACAAAGCTACTGCTCGTGCAGCTATCTTTGAAAGTGCAGCGATGATCACCGCGAACGCTGGTAATACCACAACAGGTCTTTCCAACGCTCAACTGGACACAACAACCCCTGACGCGTCGGACCTTTCGTTCCCGCTGAAAGTTGTTGGCATCCAAGACGACGTTGAAAACCAAGACTACGCTGCTGCTGGTTTGCCGGTTATTGTAATCTTTAACAACCACGCTCTGCTCGACGGCTCGTCCGAAGCAGTAGTGTCGTAAGGAGTGTAGAATAATGGCTATTTCTCGCGCACAACTCGCAAAAGAACTCGAGCCGGGCCTCAACGCTCTGTTCGGCATGGAATATGGACGCTACGAAGGACAACACGCTGAAATCTTCGACACGGAATCTTCTGACCGTGCATTCGAAGAAGAAGTAATGTTGTCGGGCTTCGGTGCTGCTCCCACCAAATCTGAAGGTGGAAGCGTATCGTATGATGACGCACAAGAGGCATACACCTCGCGTTACAACCACGAAACGGTAGCTGCTGCTTTCTCAATCACTGAGGAAGCTGTAGAAGACAATCTTTATGATCGTCTGGCTGCTCGTTATACTCGTGCGTTGGCCCGTTCGATGGCACACACTAAGCAAGTTAAAGCTGCTTCTGTCCTTAACAACGCTTTCGATAGCACTGTTAAAGGCGGCGACGGCAAAGAACTTTGCGCCACCGACCACCCGCTTACCAATGGCGGCACGTTCTCTAACGAGCCAGCAGTTGCTGCTGACTTGAACGAAACGTCTTTGGAAAATGCTTTGATCAGCATCGCCGGTTACACCGACGAACGTGGCCTGATCATTGCCCTTCGCGGCACGAAACTGGTGATTCCTCGCCAGCTTCAGTTCGTTGCTACTCGTTTGTTGGAATCGGAACTTCGTGTTGCGACTGCTAACAACGACATCAACGCCATCCGCAACATGGGACTGCTCCCAGAAGGCTATGTAGTCAACGACTACCTGACCGACTCGGATGCGTTCTTTATCAAAACCGATGCTCCGAATGGCTTGAAGCACTTCGAACGTCTGGCTTTGACCACGCAAATGGAACCTGATTTCGATACAGGTAACATGCGCTACAAAGCCCGTGAGCGTTACAGCTTCGGTTTCTCTGACCCTCGTTGCATCTTCGGTTCGCCGGGCGCATAAGGTTAGATTTACGCAAGTCTGGAAGGGGCGGGGTAATTCCCGCCCTTTCTTTTTATCGACGCTTGAGTTAAAATGAAGCCGTACAATTTATTGAGGAAAAGATAATGTCCACAGCAGATGTAAAATCAGCCATCGCGTCAGCAGACGGTCAGATGGTCACCGGCCCAGCCCGACTAAAAGGTGTTTACATGGTTGCCAATGCAAGCGCGGCTAACCATGTTAAATTCCACAACGGAACTAGCGGCTCTGACCCTGTTCTTCTAGAGCTAGACACAGCACACGCCACCGTAGCAGAGCTTACTGTTCCAGGAACTGGCGTTCTCTTTGATAGTGGTATCTATGTCGATACTGGCGACGCTGGAACTGTCACTATTTTTTACGGATAAAATCATGGCTATCACCCATCGCGGCGAACGGTTCTCTGGTTATAACAAGCCAAAGAGAACACCTGGCAAAAATAAGAAGTTTGCTGTTCTTGCCAAAGAGGGCAGCACTGTTCGTCTTGTTCGGTTTGGTGACCCGAATATGAAGATCAAGAAAAGCATACCCGCTAGACGTAAATCATTTCGTGCTCGTCATAAATGCGACCAGAAAAAATCCAAGCTAACGGCAGGATACTGGTCCTGTAAGAAATGGTAGTGTCATGAAAGAAGCTTTTCAACACGCAGTAGCGGCACTTGTGGTTACAGGAATTGGGTGGCTTTGCTACACTCTTGTGGCGGTGGACAAGCGAACTGCCGTTATAGAGGTTAAGGTTGAGAAGAACTCGGAGTTACTTCACTCCATGCTAAATAAGGAGGCTCGTATACATGGCAATAAGTCGAGGCCAAATGGCAAAACAGATCAGCAAGCCGCCAATGAAAAAGAAGCCCCGCTCCGCAAGGCGGCGTGGCCCCCAGAGTCGTCGTTCACGGAGCTAAGATAATGCCCAAAGATGCTTGTTACAGAAAAGTAAAAGCTAGGTACAAGGTTTTCCCTAGTGCGTATGCCTCTGGAGCCATCGCAAAATGCCGAAAAGTTGGCGCAAAGAACTGGGGCAACAAAGCTCAGAAGAAGGCCAAAGGTGGTTTGGTCAAAAAGAAGTATTCAAACGGTCAAGCCTATAAGTACCGCACCACGAAGATGTACTAATTATGTACCGATGGTTCTGGCATAGTTGCTTCACAGACGCTATTGTTAGATGGAATAGCAAGCTCGGCGATTTCCTATGGAGAAAACGATATGGCCGTTCGAAAAACTAAAAAAGGCGCAGCACTAAAACGCTGGTTTAAGGAAGAGTGGGTTGACGTTCGCACTGGTAAGCCATGCGGCCGTAAGAAAGGCGAGAAGCGTGGTACGCCTTACTGCCGCCCCAAAAAGCGTGTCTCTAAGAAAACTCCTAAGACCGCAAAGGAAATGACTGCGTCAGAGAAACGTAGTAGAATAGCCCAGAAGAAACGCCTCGGTCAGCCTGCTGGTAAGCCCCGCCGGGTCAAGGCACTGAAGAGAAGGAAGAAGTAGATGGCTACGTCAGGATCACGTGATTTCACGCTCGATGTCGCAGAAATTGTAGAGGAAGCCTACGAGCGGTGCGGCATGGAAGTTCGCACTGGTTACGACTCACGTACGGCTCGTCGTTCTTTGAACCTTATGTTCGCCGACTGGGCCAACCGGGGAGTTAATCTCTGGACAGTTAAAAGCGGTACAATCAACTTAGTAGCAGGTACAACAGAGTACACCCTGACGGAAGATGTAGTAGATATTCTCGAAGTTGTTATTCGACGGGACGGGACAGACTTTCAGGCCGACAGAATTAGCCGCAGCGAGTATCAAAACATTCCAAACAAATCGACAACGGGACGGCCGTCGCAGGTATATTTCAATCGTCAGACAGCACCGAAAGTAAATGTTTGGCCTGCTCCCGAAAACAGCACTGATGTGATACGGTATTACTATGTCCAGAGGATAGAAGATGCCGATGCTGCTGTTAATAATGTTGACGCTCCTTTCCGTTTCCTACCTTGCATGGTGGCTGGTCTCGCATATTATATGGCTGTCAAACGTGCTCCTGATCGTGTTCAGCTTTTGAAGGCCATATATGAAGAAGAGTTCCAACGTGCAGCGGACGAGGACGAGGATCGCGTAGCACTGAAGCTTACTCCCAGTATTAGTTACATGAGAGTAACCTAATGGCACGTTTTGCAGCAGGTAAGAAAGCTTACGGCATCTCGGACCGCTCTGGGTTCCGCTACCGTTTGAGGGACATGAAGCGTGAGTGGAACGGTTCTCTTGTTGGTCCAGACGAGTATGAGACAAAGCACCCGCAGCTAACGCCGACGAAAAAGATTAACGACCCGCAAGCACTTCGCAATCCGCGGCCGGACACACATGTTGATACATATTTTTCATTCAAACCAGTAGGCGGTCTAAACTTAGAGATGACGACTAGCGTTGGTAAGGTTACGGTGACGACATCATGAGTTTTACATTTAGCGAACTAAAAGAAGCAATCAAGGATTACACGGAAAACGAAGAGACCACCTTCGTCAGTAACTTGCCTGTGTTCATTCGAAACTGCGAAGAGCGTATTCTCAAAAGTGTTCAATTGACATTTTTCCGCCGCAACCAAACAAGCTCGTTCACATCGGGTAACAGGTTTCTTGCGCTGCCGGATGACTACCTGTCATCTTTTTCACTGTCTGCGACAAGCTCGAGCAACAAGTCTTTCCTGCAACATAAGGACGTAACTTTTATCGAAGACTACAATCCGAACGCTTCCACGCAAGGCTTGCCGAAGTATTACGGTGAGTTTGATGAGGGCAACTTGATTGTTGCTCCATCCCCTGATGCAGCGTATGCGGTTGAGCTTCATTACTTCTACCGCCCCGCCAGCCTGACCGCTGGTGCAGATTCCGCCAAAACATGGTTGAGTGACAACGCACCATTCGCTATGTTGTATGGGTCTTTGATTGAGGCTTACACCTTCATGAAGGGCGAACCGGATGTCATTCAAAACTATGATCAGAAGTTCGGTGAAGCACTTACTCGACTCAAAGATCTTGGTGAGGCCAAACAGACAGGTGACGCATACAGCGGCGGTCTGGTACGTAGAGGTAAAACCTAATGTTTGAAGTAGGAATAAACCTACCCAATACGCCGATTGTATCGGTATCGACTACGCAAAATCGTGGTCACAAACCCGAAGAGATTGTTGAGCGGTGCTTGGATCGCATCATCGGAATCTCAGACCAGGCTCCCCCTGCTATTCGGGATCAAGCACATGCGTTCAAGAATGCTATTCGTCCGCTGCTTATTCACTACATGAAAGAAGCAGTTAACAGCGATCGAACAACCATGTATAATGTGTTACGCGAAAACGGTCATGCCGAGGTCGCAGAACTTATTAGGAGAATGTGATGAGTATTTCACAAGCAATGTGTACGTCGTTTAAGAAAGAACTGCTGACGGGTACGCATAATTTTTCTGCTTCTGGTGGTGACACTTTCAAGTTGGCACTTTACACAGGCAGTGCAAGTCTTGACGCAACCACTACCGCTTACGTCACAAGCAATGAAGTAGCAGGATCCGGTTACTCAGCCACTGGTTCAGCATTAACAAATGTTGCGCCAACGCAATCGGGAACAACAGCGTTTACAGACTTCAACGATTTGACGTTTACGTCTTCGACGATTACGGCTCGTGCTGCGCTAATCTATAACACCACCGACAGCAACAAAGCTGTTTGCGTGTTGGATTTTGGTTCTGACAAAACGTCTACTAACGGCGATTTTACAATTCAGTTCCCAACGGCTGACGCAAGTAACGCCATTATCCGCATCGCGTAGGTGACTACATGGTAGTTCCTGTTGTAAAAGACCGTGTAAAAGAGACCACTGCCACGACGGGTACTGGCACGCTTACGCTTGCCGGTGCAGAAACTGGCTTCCAATCATTCGCTGCCATAGGCAACGGAAACAAGACTTATTACGTTATTACAGATGATGTTGACTTTGAGGTCGGCATTGGCACATACACATCTTCTGGCACAACGTTATCTCGGGACACTATTTTAGAAAGCTCCAATGGAGGCAATGCAGTTAACTGGGGTGCTGGGGTAAAAACAGTATTTTGTTCTCAGCCTGCCGAACGTGCTTTATACAAAGATGAAAGCGGGGCGTTTGATGGCGACGGTCTTGTCACCAAAGACCTCCAGTTCCATGGCACAGAAGAAAACCTGTTTACTGTTAGCTCTGCTTCAGGGTCGCTTACTGTACCTGATATTCAGTTGAATGCTAGATATCTTCTGACGGGAGCTACAACCGTAACGCTTCCGACTACCGACGACTTAATCACGGGGTCTATTCGAGCAGTAACGGTTATCGCTGTACAAGACGGTTCGGGTGGACGGACGTTCACATTGGCAGCACCGAGCGGTTATAGTATAGTGTATAACAACTCTTCGACGCAGCCTGCTGTAAACTCGTCAGCGAATAAGACGACCATTTACACGGCCTTGCTGATTAAGGGCGACACAGATATTTACGTAAGTCTATCATTCTACGAGGCATAAGATGGTAATTAGGTATGAAAATATTCATCTCCATGCGAAAGTGGGTCAAGCAGCATCCGCTGAGTTTCGGAAGTGGCTTGATCAAAACGGTATCGCATATACAAACCTAGACTACGCTGATCCGATAGATGACTTACGCGCTCTCTCTACTTGGTTTCTTGACGAAAATGACTCCCCCGTCATTTTTACAAACTCCCCTGTTTTGACGTATGACCGTGTGATTTGGGAAGCTGATGACGGTTCTGATAAATACGTCAAGTCGTGGTACGCAACTCAAAGTAGCGATCTCCCCTCCGATTTTACAACGCTTGCTGAACAGGTAAGCTAATGCCTTCCGTAGGCACCGCAACACGGTATGACCCGCTCTACCCCGGTGGTAGTGCGTCCTTTAACTCAAGCGGTACTTTCAACTTGCCCCCGGGTGTCCACAAAGTAACTGTAAACGCTACGGGCGGTACAGGTACACCGGGCAATGGCGGAAATGTAGGTAATCAAGGTGCGACGGGTAATGCTGGGACAGCAGGCACTGCTGGATCTGCGGGTAGTGCGGGTAATGCTGGTGGCTCCGGAAACCCAGGAAACAATGGTGGTGCGGGTAATGCTGGATCTGCGGGTAGTGCGGGTAATGCTGGTTCGGCTGGCAACACTGGTGGTCTAGGAAAGGGCGGTGGAGGCGGCGGTGGAGGCGGCGGCGGTAACGGCAACTTTAGCGTTTTTTTCCTGAAAAATCCCCCTTCACCAGGTAACCCAATTACCAATGGCAATCCGGGTGGTGCTGGCGGTTCCGTATCTGGCGGCGGTAATGGCGGTAATGGCGGTGCTGGTGTGAATACTAATAGACCCCTCGCCTCCGCCGGGGGGGCGGGTAACGCTGGACCTACTGGGCCCTCGGGCAATACTGGAGCTACTGGAAATGGAGCGAATAGTGGCGGTGCTGGTGGGTCAGGGAATGCTGGATCGGCTGGCAACGCTGGCAACGCTGGAACAGGGGCGACTGCTGGTAACTCGGGCAACCCGGGAACTTCTGGAAACCAAGGAGCTCCCGGAAACTCGGGTAATGCTGGCACTAGCGGTAATGTCGGTGTTGATACAACCTTTGGTAGTTTTGTAACAGCTTCTGGTGGAGCGGCCGGTACGGGTGGTGCGGCCGGTACGGGTGGTGCTGGTGGTGGTGGTGGTAGTGCTAACTCTGGTACTGATGGCAATCCCGGAAACAATGGCCCTGGGGGCGCAGGAGGTAATGCTGGGAATCCTGGTAATGCTGGTAATGCTGGGAATCCTGGAAACAATGGTCCTGGTGGTAGTGGCGGGGGCGGTGGTGTCGGTGGAGGCGGCGGTAACGGCGGTAACGGCGGAGGGTTTGGCAACAATAGCTCACCAGGAAATCCCGGAAACACTGGTACTCCCGACGGTAATACTGGTCCCTTTGGAAACGCAGGGGCTCGTGGAAACAGTAATCTCGCTAACGCAAGAGGCGGCCCTGGCGGCCGCGGTGGTCGCGGAGGCCCCGGTAATGCTGGTAGTGCAGGAAGTGCTGGGTCAGCAGGTAATGCTGGGGCAGCAGGTAATGCTGGTAGCGGTGCTGGTTCTGGTGGATCAGGTAACCCCGGTGCAGCAGGTAATGCTGGGTCAAATGGAAACGCTAACTCTGGCTCTGCTGGGGCTAACGGTAATTCTGGTAGTCCTGGTAACTCAGGAAGTGCTGGTGCTAATACATCAAATCTTGTAACAATTAACACAGCCCAACAAGCTGTAGCGGTGACTGTTGGGTCTGGCGGTGGTGTTACAGTAAACTGGACGAGGCAATGATATTTCGTAGAGACCCGAAGATAACCTTCACAACATATCCTCACTTAAAAGACGTTATTCCCGACCCTGTCCCCGCAAGGGCAGTGATGCCGGAATGGTTCAAGAGGCTGAAGCCTTTTGTCAGCGACAATCCAAAAAATAAAACCATAAAACGATGTCC